GGGTTAAATTTATTTGCGTGATGGGCACCACCCTTATACCACGCATAACCAGCACCGGATCTGTAGTATTGTGTATCTGTTTGCGTACCAATGGCATAGGCGTCGTTATACAAATCAATCAATTGACGGTTTGTCGCACCGAATTTAACCTTTCCATTAACAAATATATTCCCATCGACATCCAACGTTTCTGCGGGCACGAGCGTACCTATACCCACATTACCATTTTTGGGCGCTAATAAAATATTGATATTTTCAGTGTTGTAATTATTTGAACCCTGAATAAAGAATGAACCACTCGGACCAACAGACTGATCGACACCCAACCTGGCCGAAAGAGTGCCTATTTCATTTGAAATATGGAATTGTGAGTACTGATCGTAGGAAGGATCGCCCGTTATCGTATAACCCTTATCCGCGGCAACCCCCATTCTCCCCGTAGAAGTTATGATATTACTCGTAACCAGGTTGGACAACGTATCACCCCATATTTTGTCTGTTGTTACATAGCTACCCGGAGGGACGACAAATTCCTTATCAACAAATATTTCGGTTATCGTACGATTATACCATACATTGCCGAAAGTTGCGGTATTTGTGTTTCCCTGTCCCGTCGCATGGATTCTGGAATCGCGAATGAGAATGGCACACCCAGTCAGATCAGAGTTAGATCCACCACCCAGTCCATTTATATTATCGATTCTGACATAGCCCGGCGGGACTCTGGACACGACATCGAATTCAACGCAGTCATCTCCGTTCGTACCCGCCGTTCGGACATATGTATTTAAATTTCCGTCGTATGCGTTTGTAACCGGGAGGGTTCCCGGGTCGCCATTTTGATGAGATGATCTGGCCGCACTAATTGTCATTAAACGTCCGCCGATGTCATAAATTTTAATTTCCTTGAAATGTATTTTTGTGTTTAAATTATCAGCTCTATCTACTCTCACCGTCCAAGTGAGTTCATCGTTATATACCCCAAGCCTGGAATCTGGTGTGAGTACGCCTATACCAACGTTAGACGTAGAGACTAGAGATGTTTTGGGATTTGCGAATTTTGTTGATATGGTGGTTACATTACCCAATTCTGATGTAACCGGGTTATTTGTTTCTGTTATTTGTTGTAACGAAATGTTGGATAACGTTCGTCCATCACCAAAATAGTGATAAGATTCGACGTTACCGTAGAGATGTATGTTCATCGTTTCACCGGTCGGTATGATGTCATTTTCTAATATGTGACTATCCGTGAATCCAATCGCAAACTCTTCTTGTTTGGACGCACCCGATCCTGTCGTTCTATACACCACGGCCACGTTCGACACTCCCGGGGTTGTGGGATATCCCCCTCGTCTGTATAGCGAACCTAGATCATATCCGAGAGTACCCGTGTTGTTATTACCGAACATCTGAAGCGGATTTTCAACGACTAACACCTCCGCATACACGAGTTGCGATCCCCCCACAACTTGAATATCACCAGTAATAGTAGTCTGACCAGTGACTGATAAGTTACCATTAATGCGCATGACATTACAATCGGCTGGTGCTATAGCGGAGTCATTAATAATTACATTAGACCCTATTGCCATCGTGTGATTAGGCGCAGAATTGGCAATTCCCACGTTTGAGGTTGTTATGAAACCCGTATCGACATTACTAAATTTCACACGAGGGACTATATCGAGAGATGTTTTTGCTACTTGATCAAAACTTATATTGGACAAAACACCACCATCGCCCAAATAGAGCGATGCCGTAACCGTATCAGATCCCCGCTCCTTGACTCGGTGATCCCGGGTGTTATAAGACATCACAACATTTTGTGCCACATCTGGTGTCGTCTCCTCTTCCAGTTTCCTGAGGTATACGTTCGTAAATACCCCTGTGTTACCAATGTTCGGCATTATTACTATAATAAAGCAATTTAATTTTTGAGGATGGTATATCTTAATTTAATTGAAACTGAATTAAATTAATATATGTGTTTAATGTCCTGTCTATAAATAATTACGGGAGTTCGTATATAATTATTTCCGCGCGCGCGGTACTGACGTTCCAATTTGCGCTGCTACTACAATCGGTATTGGTGAGATTTCTAATATTTAATTTTGCGCCACTTGTACCCTTATTTGTTATTGTCGGATACAAAGTAAGTTGTTCATCAGCAGTATTGGTTATGGTAACGGAAAATATGAGTTTTGCTGCGTTGGAGTATGTATGACCGTATGTAAATGCGGTCTGACTGAATCTAGTGGTAGAACTTCCACCTATACTCACGGTGACCGCCCGTATAGATTTGAACGCAGAGCCACCCGCCGATTCGCCTATTGTCGTATTACCCTGAACTTCGAGACCCGTACCATTTTGGAGTTTGAGATCGGTCGATGTGAGGCGCGCACAAATATTCAAACTTCCGGCTTTTCGGATAGCAAATTCAAATAATCCCTTTTCGGCGTCGGTTGTAACATCGTTTGCCTTGGCGGTCATTTTTGCGTAAATTTTTGTATTTCCATTCGCATTCTTTCCAGAAAACTTTAATTGACCCAGGTAATCGTTATTAGCTGCGCTTGCGGAGTTTCTGTATAATGTGAATTCCGGACCAGCCAAACTCGATGTGTCTGTGCTCGTCATGGTAACGGCAGACCCGAGCGCACCCGCTGAGACATTAGATAATACACCACCGTCACCCTTGTAGAGACTTCCCGTACCAATTTCTACATTCCCCGTTGCTGTTAATGCCACGTTGGGGTTTGTAAATTGTATGGTATTGGACGTAACATTTCCTCTATTCGCTATATGAGATAGAGTATAAACCGCAGATACGGCCACGTTACCTAACGTGATCTTCTCTGTGGCTACATTTCCGTTGATTACGAGTACATTTGAACCAAATTCATCTATATACAAATTCGACCCCACAGCCAGGGAGTGATCAGGCGCCGAATTGGCTATACCAACATTTGCTGTGGTTATAAACCCGACATCTGTATTAGTGAATTGTATGGTATTAGATGTCACATTGCCCTGGTCTGTAATGGATTGTAATGTCGTCGCGATATTAGAGAGGAGTCCGCCATCACCATCGAACTGAGTCGCTTCTATGGTACCATCTCGAATGAACACATTCGTACCGATAGACAGTTGGTGTGTGGGAAGTGCGTTCGCAATACCCACATTCGATGCTGTTAAATTGCCGGTTATATCCGCATTCGATGAAACCACAAAGCCCGTTTTAGCGTTTGTAAATTGTATGGTATTGGACGTTACGTTACCCTGATCCGAAATAGACTGTAACGTAGTTGCTATATTAGACAGTAAGCCACCATCACCATCGAACTGGGTCGCTTCTATGGTACCATCCCGAATGAACACATTCGTACCGATAGACAATTGGTGTGTGGGAAGCGCGTTCGCAATACCCACATTCGACGCTGTCAAATTACCGCTTATATCCGCATTCGATGAAACTATGAAACCAGTTTTGGCGTTTGTAAATTGTATGGTATTAGACGTTACGTTACCCTGGTCTGAAATAGACTGTAAAGTCGTCGCGATATTGGACAGTAAGCCACCATCGCCATCGAACTGGGTCGCTTCTATGGTACCATCTCGAATGAACACATTTGTACCAATAGACAGTTGGTGCGTGGGAAGTGCGTTCGCAATACCCACATTCGACGCTGTCAAATTTCCTGTTATAATCGCATTCGATGAAACCACAAAGCCCGTTTTGGCGTTTGTAAATTGTATGGTATTGGACGTTACGTTACCCTGGTCACATATGGATTGTAACGTAGTTGCTATATTGGAAAGTAATCCACCATCCCCGGAAAATTCCGTGGCACTCACTCTACCGTTGTCGGCAAAGATGTTGTTACCTATGGACAACTGATGGGTAGGTTCTGTGTTCATGATACCGACATTTGACTCCGTGAATACCTTACCATACACATGTACATTCATGGTTTCGGCCGTAGGGACGATATGTGGTGTAAGACCTGTGCTCTCGGTATATGCGATCACATACTTTCTTTCGTCTCCCATGTAGCCACTCACAACATTCGACCCCGCTCGTTTCATGATGTGACCAAAGTCGATGGTATCGGAACTAAATCCATTCCCTAAAAGAGTTATTGGATCTTTTACGATGACATTTTCGGAATTAATGACAGTGGTTTTTCCGTCATGTATTAAGTTCCCGGAAATAGACACATTTCCAGAAATATCAACATTTCCAGAAACAGTCAGGCTCTTTGATGTTGTAATATTACCATCCGTGACTATATTACCGGTTATGCTCGTGTCTTTGGCGACCGTTAAATTATACGCGGTCGATATATTCCCGGTGGTTTCCAAATTACCTGTAACGGCCGCATCTTTCGCGACCGTTAAATTGTAGTCGGTTCCTATATTAGCTGTAGTTGTCAAATTACCAGTGACAGCGGCGTCCTTTGCAACTGTTAAATTATACGCGGTCGATATATTCCCCGTTGTTTCTAAATTACCGGTAACGGCCGCATCTTTCGAGACCGTTAAGTTATAAGCGGTCGATACATTTCCGGTAGTGGTTAAATTGCCAGTGATGGCGGCATCCTTTGCCACCGTTAAGTTGTAGTCGGTTCCTATATTAGCTGTAGCTGTCAAATTACCAGTGACGGTAGCGTCCTTTGTGACCGTTAAATTACCAGCGACGGAGGCATCCTTTGCCACCGTTAAGTTGTATGACCCGGTGATATTACCAGTGGTTTCCAAATTACCCGTAACGGCCGCATCTTTCGCGACAGTTAAATTATAAGAGGTTGATACATTTCCAGTGGTGATTAAATTGCCGGTGATAGCGGCATCCTTTGCCACCGTTAAATTGTATGCCCCTTCGATGTTACCCGTAGTTTCCAAATTACCCGTAATTTCTGTATCTTTTGCGACCGTTAAATTATACGCAGTCGATATATTACCCGTAGTGGCCAAATTCCCGGTGACCGTCGCGTCTTTCGATACTGTGAGGTTACTTGATGTTGTAATATTTCCATCTGTCACCAAATTTCCGGTAATGGTCGCTTCCTTTTCTACGGTCAGGTTATAGGCAGTCGATATATTACCAGTGGCGGTCAGATTACCTGTCACGGTTGCGTCTTTGGACACTGTGAGGTTACTGGATGTTGTAATGTTTCCACCCGTCGCCAAATTTCCTGTTATGGTTGCTTCTTTTGCCACCGTTAAATTGTAATCAGTCGATATATTGGCCGTGGTTGCCAAGTTTCCGGTGATAGCCGCATCTTTTGCTATCGTTAAATTGTAATCTCCTGTGATGTTGCCGGTTGTTTCTAAATTTCCGGTAATGGTCGCATCTTTCGCTACGGTTAAGTTATACGATGTTGTTATATTACCGTGGCTGAGCAAATTTCCTGTGACGGTCGAGTCTTTGTTCACCGTTAAGTTACCGAGCACGATGTGACCCATGCATGCCAAGTTTCCTGTAACGGTCGCGTTCCCCGAAATACGCGCGTCTTTTGCCACGGTTAAATTGCTCGACGTGGTGATATTTCCGGTCGTCGCAAGATTTCCCGATATATCCGTTTCTCGGGTAACGGTGAGATTATTTGAAACCGTGAGATTCCCGGTCGTGATTAGGTTTCCATATATGTTCGCATCTTTGTGAAGCGTGGTATTATACGATGTCGTTAAATTACCAGAAATGACGGTATTACCGAATATATCAACATCCTTATTTGCGATGAGATTACTCGTCGTGACAGTGTTACCAGCTATATTCGCATCTTTACCAACCGTAAGATATTCGGTGGTAATTAAGTTACCACCAATTGTTAGATTTGATCCAATTTCTATTTCATCCGATACATTTAGAGTATTCGATGTGATTTTGTTTGTGATTATATTACCAGAAATCTCTGCGTTCCCCGACACAGTGAGATTACTAGAAGTCACGATATTTCCCGTGATAACGGCACCCCCGGCCACGGTTAAATTATTTGATGTTGTAATATTTCCGGTGACAACCGTATTACCTGTAATGGATACCTCTCTACCCACACTCACGTTTCCGAGTATATCCAAATTACTCGTAACGTCACCGGCTAGACTTAAATTTGATGAGATACTTACATTACCAATGACATCTAGTTCCCCGCTTATGAATGTATTACCCGTAACACCCAAGACATTCGAACCACTATCATCCACATATAAATTTGATCCTACATCGAGGGTATGTGTGGGTACGGACTTTAAAATACCAACTCTACTTTGATCATAAACAACAAACGTGTTTGTCTTATTTTCATTCATTAAAGAGAAAATTGTATCGGTATAGACAAATTTGAAATTTGAAAATGTAAAACCGAAACCACTAGTTATAAGTGTAAGTACATCACCTTTCATTAACTGTCTGGTAATTGAAACTGGCCCCATATTATCGTCATTCAGTAACTCAATTTGTGTTCCGTTTAATTTGACTTCGTATGTATTACCATACCCGGCATTACCGGACGTAACGGTTACTGTAAATATTCCCTTTGCGGGCGCAGTAATGGAGGCTGTATTGTCTGCGTAGTTTATCGTGTTCGTGATACCGTCAGTTTGCATCATTTTCCATTCATTGACCGAGAAATCACCATATACTCGCATGGACATTCCATTGGATGAATTATTACTGAACGCGATAACATTAGATTGTGCGGCGGTATCCGAATAACCAAACGATAACACATTACTACGTTCATCAAATACCATGGCGACGTTACTCGCCGCACCGGGTCGAGTGAGCGAAAGGCCTAAATCATTCACACCCAGTGTATTATCTGAACCTATTTCCAATATACTATCTTTGATTTTTAGGGTGTGCGCATCTATTGTCGTGTTACCTGTGACTGTCAGGTCCCCTCCGATAGAAACATTACCGGATCGTGTAACATAAAAGTTATCCCCGACATCTAATAAGTGAATTGGATTTGTATTTCCTACACCCACATTGGACGTTGTAACCAGACCCGTCACGTTATTTACTAATTTCATGGGATAGATCGAAACATTGGATGATACTAATACTTCATCCAGACCCGAAATAGAACCCGGACCAATATCCACGATTTCCTTCGTAGAATAGTTATATACAATTGTATTTGAACTTGTTCGCTGTCCTAAATCATACCGTAGTGGTGCTACGTAAAAGGAGTTTGCAGTAACCATGGGAAACATCTCTCCCGTCGCATTGAGTACGACGGTGTTTTCCGGCTGGTGATCTGCTGTCCATTTACCTAACCTGACCCTTTCTGAGCGGTCGATGGTATTGAGATTCTTCACCATTTAATATATGAACGTATTTTAATTTGCGTAAAGGATCCCTGCCATGCCGTTATTTATTCGTAAAATATTGTAATTTACGGCAAAAATATCATCATCTATATCTAAATTCTCGCTCCATAATTTGACTGAATTTAATCTACTAAAATTAAGTGTTCCTGTGGGTTGTAAGCTATTCGTTTTTAAACAGAATGGGTATAAGAAAAAGTCTGGAGTTGTGACATTTTCTGTGTGATAATACGCACTCACGTCAATGTAGTGTGGTTTCGCATATTTCATGACCCCTATATCGGTTCCATTTACACTCAGCTTTATTTTGTTACTTGGTGATGTAAGAGCCGAGGATAAAGTTGTATTTGTAGACGCAATATATTTGACTGGATGATTAAAATATAATTCCTGAATTTTCTCTCCAGATGCTATGTTTTGTTGTACTTGTTGAATTAAGATATTCTGGGGTTCAGATGCGAGTTTTACTCTTTCTTCCTCTTCGAGATAGTAAAAATTCGCATGACATTCCCATTCATAATCGGCCGCACTGGCTCCCCATTCCACGACAATTTCAACTTCATGATAGGATAAAGCACAAAGGGGTATCGCAGATTGTGGATTCTCACAATTGAAGAACCTGAACGGATAAAAATACGAACGGGTACTTCTACCGCCATGGGCTCCATTCGCACTTCGTGTCGTATTTGTGGCCATTGTATCTATGGCAATTTTTTCACAGAAGTCGGAACTTTGTTTGTCGATGACGTGCCCTCCGATTAAGAGGCTGGCACTTTTAATTAAAGATGTCCAATCCGGCGAATCCTTAGCTTCGCCGTTTTGTGAGATACATAAATATACATATCCCAATAAATCACCCGTTTTATCGAAACGGATTTTGGATGAAGATCCACTATTCACTGCCCCCTGTATGGTTTGTTCTTCGAGCGACTGTGAAAAGTTTGAATGTCTCTTGTAAGAAGATACGAAATACGAGACTTCTGGGTTGCCTGTGATTTGTTCGTTTTGCGAACCCACAGCGGTCAATTGTACAATTCCAGAAGACATGTTATAATAACTAAAGTTTATTTTTTGACTAGAAGGGTTTCATATTTCTTTTCATACACGTAAATCTCATAACAAATACAGCATCCTGGACACTCGCCGGTGTACCATTTTGTTTATCGAGATCAAAAGTTAAGCGATCGAGCTTGAGAATAGGTGTAATAAATTGTTGTTCGATGTCGTAATCATCTCGGAAAAAAACAGCCTTTTGACCATTGGAAGCACCGTGTAATTGATGCTGACACATGATAGTACCGAACACGCTTTCTATATTGGAACTCGCCACCGCGAGGTCCGCCTTTGCCGTTTGGGTGAATGTGTTTCTGAGCTCATTTATCGTGATGTGGATACATCGTTGGGCATCACCATTCGTATTGAGGGAGGCCGCCATTAATTTAGCTTCTACCACATTTTCGAGGGGTTTGGGTAAGAATGCTACAAAGTCGGTGTTCGTGGCATGGCTTAAATTATCCACAACCACCGTATGAGTTTCATATTCCGTATCGGGCAGTGTCATTGTCCTGTTATTATTATACACTTAGATTAAAAGCCCGCCGATTCCATCCACGATTTCATATTTGGAACTATCCTCGACTGACTTTTGGTCACCACACACACCACCTGGTGTCAAGGTCTCTCTGTTACCTCCTCGTCGGGTGTAGTATGCTGATTTTTTACCGGGACCGGGAATGCATGCAATATCATCTTCGAGGGCATTTATCGTTTTGTCACCGACCGGCTTAACGACGATCGGTCTCGGCGAATAAGAATCTCTTTTTCGATTTGTAATATATAAGACTATCATCAATGATACTAATCCAACAATGACCGCAATTCTAACTCGCTCTGGGGTATCCATATATAATGACTCGATATTATATTTTATTATAAAGTGCGTTAAAGATAATTTAATACTTTCAAGTTAAAGAGTAGATGGACGAAGAGATAACACTCGATCGTGGAAATGCTACTGTAATGAAATTGGATGATGATGAACAGGCCATCATGGATGAGATTCAGATTTCGGCTCCGAGAATTCAAAAACCCAAGAGACCACAAAATTTCAGACAACCGGGGAATGTCCCTTCCTCGGCTCACCAGGAAGCGCTCGACGCTTTTGCCAATCCAAATAAACAAACCGAAATGCCACGAGCACAAGAAGAGGAGATCGATTATGGTGAAGATCCTATATTCATGGGAGACGATGACGCATACGGAGGAGGGGGAGGGGGTGGTGACTACGGTGGCCAGGAACAAGAAGAGCGTCCATCTCCGAATTTTGCGACCGTAGATGACGAGAAGGCCGATCTCATGAACAAGATTGCTAGATTAGAGAAAAAGGGATTTTCGGTAAATAAACGTCTCACGGCGTATTCGCCCGTAGATGAACTCCGCGCCGAGGTGAAGCGGGTAATGTATTCTATTGAGGTGGATCAATCGGTTCGCTTTTCCAAGCGTATGTTGATTGCGTGTGTCACGGGTCTCGAATTCCTTAACAAACGATACAATCCGTTCGATCTTCAACTCGAAGGTTGGAGCGAATCAGTGATGGAAAACCAGGACGATTATGATACCGTTTTCGAGGAATTGTACGTTAAGTATCGAACGAAGATGCACGTCGCTCCGGAAGTCAAGCTGATACTCATGCTTGGTGGATCCGCCATGATGTTCCACTTGACTTCTACAATGATGAAATCCTTACCAAATATGGGCGATGTTTTGAAACAAAATCCAGAGATGATGAAAAACATGATGCAAGCGGCACAGAATATGGGGAAGGCGCAAACATCGGCGCCGCCGGCTACACAAAGCCCGGAGATTAACGATACCTCGTCGGGTGGTCAATACGAAATGCAGGGACCGGGCATCGATCTCGGAAGCCTGATGGGTGGTATGGTTGGTCCGCCGTTACCGGTTAATACCAGTCCCATGGAAGCCGCGAATGAGACCACCACCACGACGACCAAGATTCCTGTCGCGGAAGATGATATCTCCGATATCGTCTCCATCTCAGGAGAATCGACGGGCGGTGAAGTCAAGGAAGTTGCTGTTTCGGCACCGACCAAGAAGCGAGTTCGAAGAAAAAAGAAAACCGAAATTAATCTCTAAACCTAAAGTATGATAGGGTACGCTTTCATTGAGGAAGAGGAACCATCGACACCAGAACAAGTCGAACAAGTGTCTAAACCTGTCAACCAATCTGACCCAAAAGGTTTAGAAGATACTGAATGTAATCATTTGGTACTATTCTTTATTTTAGGCGTTGCGTTGTTAGCTGCAACAGATAGGTTGCACTAAGCACTACTTAAAATAAGATGTTAATTTCACTTTTTAGGAAGTTGCGATAATTTAAACAATCTGTATGCCAAATTTATTGGACATAAACCGTTTGACACCTACAATATTTGGAAAACTCCAGAGATACCAACGTGACCAAAAACCGGCCCCGTTGATACCGCTCATTTTCCAATCCTCTGTATCACTCCTATTGACGTTTAACATTAGGTTCTGAATTCTATTGGGATCACTCTCCTCTATGGTGCGTTTGGGTATTTGACCACCGTGACGAGATACGTAAGATCTCATTCGAGAAGGTGTTTTGTGTTTTGTGTAGTCTGAATAACCTTTCGCACCAAAATCAACAGTTTTACCGTCTTCTAAGATCGCCCTGAATTTCTTTTTAGAATTGGGGCTGCGAACAATCCTGACGCGCATACTTATATTTTGTAAAGATAATTTAATTCGCAAATAAAACTCCCGCCATACCCTTATCTATGCGTAATATATTATAATTTACGGCATAAATTATTAGTTCTTCCGTCTCCGCGCGCTCATAACCCTTTTTCACGTTCCTCAATATGATTTTTGCGTTATCGAGCCGACTGAAATTGCATGTCCCTGTTGGTTTATAACTGGACGCGTCTAGACAGAAGTGGTAGGCGAAATACCTGGTGTAAAATGGACAATCTTTATCTTCGTCATATTGGATAATTCCAAATTTTGTATGATTATAATTCTGAACGATATGGAAATATAACGGACTCATATTCTCTAACAGCGGAGTTCCGTTTATTTGAATATCGGCGGATTTAAATGATAAAAAGTCCTTTTCAACGACGGCCTGTTTTGTCGTAAAACCGAAAAACAACGATTTTACGGGATGATTGAACTGTGAGATATCGATGTCATTATATCCATTTGTTGGAGATGTGTATGCCGTAGAGGTTGCTTGTGCCGCATTATATAATGCTAACTTGGTATCAACTATTGCTTGTTGTGCATTTATTGCCGTGTTATTTGGTGGGTCAGCGGTTTGTAACGCTTGCAATAGTGTATTGGCCTCGTTGTATTCGTTTTGTGCTTCTGTCGCCTTTTCCTCGTAATATTCAGTATCATCACAATCGAGTGTCTTTTTAATTTGTTGACACTGGGTGATAATAATGTCCATTTTCTTGTTCGTGAAACGTTTTCTTTCCTCGGCGTCGAGATAAATATAGTTGCCGTAGCACCTGATATTTTGAGCACTTGCTCCCGGTGCAAAGTCTATTTTGATCTCAACTTGGTGAAATTGTAATGCCACGAGGGGAATGAATGATTGATTATCACCGAAAAAGTAATGAAGCGATAAAAAGTTAGGATTTGTTGTCGAACATTTATTGTTAATTTCCTGTGATTTCGTGTATGTATCTGCGAGGTAGTTTTGCCATATGTCACTACTATAGTCAAAATCATATGAATCAACCTTCTGGCCTCCTATGTAAAGGGAAAACTTAGCCCCGAAGAACGAATTCAATAGATCCACCCCCTCGAACCACACTGCGTTTAACAAATCTCCATAAACTGGTATTATAATAGAAACGTCTTCAGTAGATATCTCTTTTATAAGCTTTGGGGCTTGTGAAAAATTGGTATGTCGTTGATATTTTAAGTTAAAAAAACTCATACCTTCTGAAGTTGTTAAATACACATCTTGTGCACCTTTGCTTACTAACTCAACCAGAGCACCGGACATCGGTATATATTTATAATGCACATTATAAAAACAGACACTTTCCCTGAGTGAATGTGGAGGACGTTTCCGCATCATTGGGTTTATTTAGATTTGTGGGCAAATTGAACCCTCCCTGTCTATACACTTTTAATCGTTTGAAGTACATGGCACTTAGAATCGACCAAGTATCATGAATATCATAAATATGGGGATTGTTTTTCTTCCCTGCTGTCTCTCTCATTATTCTACCTATACTTTGTGTAATATCAGATTTTGGTGTTGCCAATATGACTGTATCGAGTGTTGGTATATCTAAACCTTCATGTGCTTGACTGAATGTGGCGAATATAATCTTCTTTTTGCTGGATTCCTGGAGGTCCTTTTCCTTCATGCCTCCCATGTAAAGTCCCGAATTCTTAGGAAAGCACTGATGTAACATCTGACAATGGAGTCGTCTCTCACTGAGAACCAGCAACTGTCTCGTACCGGATGACGCCTTTTTAATGAGTTCAACTAACATGACGTTCCTTTCTCGGTCTTCGGTTAGGTTTGTTACCATCGTGGGGAGGGACAATTTACCAAAGCGGGTACACGGTGGAGGATTTTCATAATACGGCGATTTATATATGATCGGGAATACATCCACTTGATCTTGATTTTTCCTCTCTATGGAAACGATAGTCGGACCCATGAACCAATTCAAAACCTTCGTGAGACCATCCTTTCGATTTGGGGTGGCAGAAAGTCCGAAAATGTGTTTGGGACACAGTTTGAATAACGATTGCGAAAAGGTTCTGGCACATATATGATGAGCTTCATCTACTATCAATGTACCGATACTCTCAAAGTCTTTAAAACTATATTCTCTTTGTGTCAGGGATTGTAACATAGCGATGACGAAATCGTATCCTTCTACTTGTATCTTATCTTGTTGTACTATGCCCACCGATGAACCCGGACAAAATTGATGTATTCTTTCTCTCCACTGATCCGCCAGAAACTGCTTATGAACTATGATCATTGTTCTGTATCCCAATTTACTCGCAATAGCTAACGAAACGGTGGTCTTGCCATACCCACAGGGAAGGGAGATGATACCTGAGCCTCTTTCAACAGCCCTATTACAGCTCTCAACCTGATGGGTTTCATTTCGAAGTTTTCCGCTAAAAACGATAGAAGCCCTGGCCGGTTTCGGTCGTCTGTCTTCTTCTGGAGCTCCCAGTTTATCAGTTCCGTAGAATCTGGGAACGCACACTCCATTCTTAGCTGGTTTAAAAACTTTAAAAGGTGGCGGGGGGAATCCGTATTCATTGTTACACAAAGGTCTTACTGTTAATTCCCTTTTTATTTCCTGGAGTCGATCGCCGGTGATATAACCTGTGCGTGTTAAAACCCCCATCGCGTTATTAGTTTAAAGAATAAAAACTTTATGTATAATATAACATAACAT